ATCTTCATAGACTTTAAAGAAAGCTTCTTTAACTGCTATAAAATCAGTTCTGGTATTTCTCCGTCTAGTTCCTATGATTCCTATTTTTTTCATTTTTATTCAACACAAAGTACAGGTTTACCATTTATAAATCCATAGATTCCATCATCTGGACAATTAGATGTAGAAAAATCATTATCACCAGAATCACCAGAACTTACACCACTTCCAGAACTTGCACCACTTCCAGAACTTGCACCACTTCCAGAACTTGCTCCACTTCCAGAACTTGCTCCACTTCCAGAACTTGCACCACTTCCAGAACTTGCACCACTTCCAGAACTTGCACCACCACCTTGCCCACCACCACCTTGCCCACCACCACCTTGCCCACCACCACCTTGCCCACCACCTTGCCCACCACCACCATGACCATTGTTTCCAGAAGCATTACCATTACTACCATCATTGCCTTGATTTCCACCATCACTTCCACCTACTCCATTTCCATTGTTTCCACCACCATGACCACCTATTCCTTGCCCGTTTCCTGAGTTTCCTGCTACACTACCATTACCATTTTTTGCATATACATCATTCCAGAAAATAATATTAAGCATTAGAGAAATTATTACTATCATAAAATATAAAGTGATTTTTTTAAAGTTCATTTTAAAGTTCATTGTTTTTTTTTTCCTTTCTTTAGTTGAGGTTTTTCATATTGGTTTTCTTTTCTTTTTCTGCATTGTAACAGATCCACCAAACAATGTCAAGCTAAAATAAAAATAATCTGATTGGTTGATATATATCTTACTGAATATCCAATCCAATCCACCTACTCTATTATTATAATCGAAATTCATTTCAATTCCATTTTCAAGAATGAAGATCATAATGTAAACTCCTCTTCTGTAAAAAAATCATCATGAGTTATATTATTAGGATAATGTTTTTCAAATTCATGCATATCTTCATTTTGAAGAATACTTTGGATTTGTCTAATATGTTTACAGATACCATCTCTTATTCTATGCCTTTGAAATGTCCATGCAGGACAAGAACATCCAAAAGTTTCTCCATCTTCTGCTAAAGAAACTGTATATTCTTTTTCGGAATTACTAAAGCTTCTTACATACCAGCGTTCTATCCATTTCATAGTTAAACTCCTGTAATGCTCTTCTTTTATGGTTCCCCTGAAATCCTTTGCTCCGTAATCCCAACATACAGGACATCTTCTATGTTCGTCTTTGTTTGTACGATTCCAAGAATGACCGCATTTCTGACACTTCCATCTGTAAACAGTTCGATACATTATGACCCCATGATAAAACGGAGTATTTTGACTTCATTATTTTCCAGAAATAAAGTTTTCGGAGTAGCCATAACTCCCTCAAGGTAGATATGATGTTTGTCTTCTGTAGCAATGATCATATCATTTGCCGCTACGCAAAGATCCAACCACGTAGGACTCTCTAAAATCTTGCTCCTGTAGAATTCATCTCCCTGTTCGACCATCATAACTTTTCCAAGCACAGGGATTGTATCCAGATTGTCTATAGGAATTCCATCTGGATCTGATTCATAGGCACTATAGTAAACCCAAAAATCTTGTCCATTTTCTTCTACGGCTTTTTGGACTTTCTTGTGCATAGGATCAGAAGCTTCCTGATATTTGATTTTGAATTCTTCTTCTGGAATTTCAGACATGTTATATCTCCTTAATTAATCAATTAGAAATTCTTCTTCGTCAAAATGAAAATTGGTTAGTTTATCCGTACCGGATTGAATAAGTTTATTGCCAGTTCCGAAATTTATTGATTGAAATCTTACTTCTTCTAAATCTCTTCCATTATGTACTCTGGTAGGTTTATAGTGATTGACGTATTCAGTTAAAGCGCACCATGCCCCGTAGGACGTTCCAGAAACCCCTTGAATATGTTGGTTTCGTAGTAGTTCTTTAAAAATATCCACAGACTCTTTAAAATGTCTTGTATGTCTACTTGTTCTAGGGAATAATCTTTGAAACCATTCGACAGCTACATCTTCGCTCATTGGTTTGGTGACAAGCTTATTCATAAGCAAGTCAAAGGAAGTGATTTCTTGATTGTAATACTTGAGCATATCTTTGACTACTTCAATTCTATTGCCTACAAATTTTGTATGCTTCAAGTTAAATACCTTATTACTGGTATTTGCAATGCTTCTGTTATAATGCCTGTAGGATGAAGCATTTCCAGAAAGACCATACATACCATTGAAAGCTGTAAGCATGATAAAGTTTAAATCTAATCTATCATCTTGAATGTATTCACGCTCTGCAAGTTTAAAGGAAATACCTATTATTGCTCCATTAAACAGATTGATTATTCCATTGATAATACCATCTGTAGCTTTTAGCAATTCTCCAGCCATACTGTAAAGGACTTCTGGCTGAACAGGTTCCCAATTTTTTCCTACCGTACCTAAATATTCGTTAGTATCAGTTCTGACTATTGCTTTCCTATCAGGGATAAGAATATTTCTTTCAGTCTTTATCCTTTGACTTTCAACTTCAAAGTTATGACCGAAATTTCTTCTTGCATATTCTGCATATTTTGAATTAAGAGATTGGAAATACATTTTGAATCCTTAGAAACCAGTAATGATAACTGTATAGTGATTTAAATTATTATCCAACTGATACTCCATATGTTCTCTGGTCAATTGGGCAATATAGATAGCCATTAATTTTACATCATCATCAGTTTTTTGGAAAGTAACTTTTTTCATTAGAATTTCTCCTTTTTTAATCCAGAATGTTGTTCATTTTATTCCTTTATCTGGTAATAAGCTGGACGTTTATTTGTGGCTGGAATTCTTTCAAGGTTTATGGAGATATTGCAAAATGTTAAAGTATCTCCGCTCCAAGAATATCTATAAGATATGTTTTTATCAACTTCGGCTTTTATCAGTTCATCTAATTCTTCATCACTATAAGAGTCATGGCTGATTTTTTTATTAGACCATGTTAGCTTTTCTCTGTTATTGATTTCATTTATACCCATATCAAGACCTTGAATTTCAGCAGTTTTGTCTACCTTTATTAGTTTGGGAACAAAGGCAACTGCCAAAACAGACATTATTATCATTACTGCTATAACTTCAACTAATGAGAATCCCTTGTTATTCATTTGTTTACCTTTTATAAAGGGGAGTCACAATTAAAGCATCTGCCGTTATTGGAAAGCTTTTCTTCTTCATTGGATCTCAACCCACATACAGCACATTCAAAAGGAAAGTCTTCTTCTATTAAATCATCGTCACAGTTATTTTTTAGTAAACCTTCCAGTTTGTTAATGGAATTTTTCAGAAGATCATTAACAGGTTCTAAGTCAAATTCCTCACAACCACAAGGTTTATGATCATGACATTTCGGACAGATACCCATTTCATCTTCTAAAATTCTTTTTGCTTCATCCATTGAAGTACTCATATTTTTTGCTCCTATTTTTTAGCGGTCAGTCCAACATTTAGAATAGACTTCTTCTTCTGAAACTTTTCGACCGAATTTTCTTTCAAGCTCTTTCCATTCTGCATGTAAGGCACTTGCTTTTTTCATTGCCGCTGATCTGGAAATTTCACCGTCACAATGTAAATTCTCAGGTGAAAGCTCACAACAAAGAACATCAAATGCTTTCATGAATTCATCTTCTGTTTCTGGCATCTTCGCATCAGGATTGAAAATTTTCCTATATGCTAATCGTTTTTCCATATGAAAGGTAGCGGATCTTTTTTCACGTTTACGATTTCGATTTCCGATACCAAGTTTATTTTGCTCCTGAATTTTTTTCATCATGTTAGAAGTAGCTTTGTATTTTTTTCCATCACGTTCTAACAGCCAAGACCTTTTAACAGTACCAGCGATTTTGTAGGTTTTGCCGTTAAGCCGTACTTCCTGTCCGATTTGAAAATTCATGTTTTCTCCTTTTTTATTGTTTATAATTCATTATATCTTGTATAATAAACTATGTCAAGCATTATTTTACCAAGTAACGAAAAATTCAACATCTTCATAAACCCTCTTGATATAAGACTTTAGAGAAGACAAAGATGCATACCCACCAATTTTAAATAATGAATTTCCTTTCATGGGAGCATCCGAATTGTAAATCCAAAAATCTCTTCCAATTTTTGCCTTTGTCATTGTACGTGTTATTTAATTATATATTGTATAATAAACTTTGTCAAGAAAAAAATTAATTATTTTTATCAATGATTTTAGGTATATGCAAGATTCATGCCAATTATGATTCATGCCAATTATGTTAAAATAAACCTTGACAATAGGATTTTTTTATAGTACGATTGATCTTTAATCGAACCCATTTCCGATTGTTTAATGACTGGTAGTATGACCGAAACTTAGTTGAAATGGGAACCACAAAGGACTATTAGCCTATCTGCTAAAATGTTAGGTTACTTTGTTTTAGGTTGTGCTACCTATTAGAAAGGATAGAAAGATGGAAATGAAATTAGCTGAAACATTGGTTCAAGTTTGTGAAGACCAAGGGCTTGATGTAAAGCTATATGAATCATACTCTGGCAGAAGCATGTACGGTAGAGAGACTACTGGTGTGGTTATATTCGAAGGGGATATTCAGGATATTCTAAGAGCAGTTATTAATAATGCTACTTGTTTTATAGCGGAAGAAAGTGAACCTGTGGAATTCTTTGATTTGTCAGAAATGTTTACTGTGAATAATTTTAAAGTAGACTCAATGGGTAAAGGTATAATTCTTTATTAAGCTCCAGCCGCATTGTCAAATAAATTAACATCTGCAATAGTAGGATCTGTTTTCTTTTCTTTTGGAACCGTTCCAATATCAAATCTTTGTCTCTGTCTCTCTGGAGAAGCTTTCATAATAGAAGTAGTTCCTGTCTTACCTTCTATTTTTCTAACATTAATAACAGTTCCATCTTCAATAGTTCCTCTATATAGAGGACTCATATCTTTAAATGTAAGTTGTAATTGACAACTAGAAGGATAGTTATTTATGTATGGAGCATTGTAAGTAGGTTGTACGGCAGTTAAAGCTAGAGTACTATATTTTAACCATTGTTTAGGATGAGTATAAAGTTCAAACATATAAGGGAAGTCTATACTTATTCCACCTTTCAAATTAGGACAAGAATATCTCATTAAATCATGTACTATATCTATAATATCTGATTTAGGATTTCTTTCCGCAACTAAAGTTACTTCAAAATTTAAATTTCTTCTATCAGAGCTTTCATAATATAATGGTGTATCTACTTTTAACTTAGGTATGGAATGAGGAGATACAGAGTTATAAGTTTTTTGCATCCAATTAGATATAAATTGACCTTGACCAGATCCAATTTTTGATCCTTTATTTTCAACTGCTATTACATTTTTAGCATTATCTTCCGGTGTGCCTGTACTGAATGTTTTCATTAATCCGTTCCATTCAGCACCTAACTTAGCCGCTGTCCTGGCTTTCTGAGCTAGCCTAGATGCTAGAGAATCATATTCATTCCAATTATGAGCTACTGTTTCAGTTATAGCTAACGGAGCTAGAAAAGCAAATTGAACGTCTGGTTTTGTGGGTATTGATATATTACCAACACCTTTAGATAATTGATCTAATATTCTATATCCTTTTAGATGTATCCATACAAATCCGCTACTTTCTGGATTAGCCGCCCAAGGATGAGTTACACTTGGATTTCTTTTAATTACTGAATTCCTACTAGCTATATCTTTATTATTATCTGCCATTAAATAATTCCATTAATAATCTGATTGGTTTTCGTTAAACCCTTGATTTCCAACTCCTGCTGGTAATTGAGGAATATCATATGATCCACCACCACCAGTTGTTCCAGTTTTCACCGCTACTTGTGTATTTGATTGATTATCTTCCGCTATCTTCTTTCCACCTTCTAGTATATCTTTGGTTTGTTTTTCTGTGGCTTGTGTTAATTTTTTAGTATTAGCATTTGCTTCTGTCATTTTTTTATCAGCTTCCGCTTGTGATACTTTACTTACAGCACCAAAGTCTTTTCCTAACAATCCAAAAGTATGATCATTCCACCATTGATCTACACCTCTTTGTCTTTCTGCTTCTTTTGCGTCCATTTGGTCTATGGTTTTCGGTTTTGGCCCACCAAAACCAAATCCAGGCATAACGGGTAACTTGAAATTTGTAATACTTCTAATGAAATCCATTATTGGTTTTATTTTTTCTCTTTGAATTTCATCAAACCCTTCCATCATTGAAAGTAGTGCGTTAAAAAATCCTTCTCCAGTTAGAAATGATGAAGCAAAGTTTAATAAAGGATCTATTCCTTTTTTAAATTCATTTACCCATTTATCTCCTGATGTTTTTTGCCCTGTAAACTGCTCATATAACCATGCAAGAATTTTTATAGGAAGTTCTAAAAATCCAACTACCATTTTTTTAAGACCATCTTTCATTTTCCCTTTAATATCTTTTGCATCTGAACTCATCCATCCTGTTATGAAGTCATAAGCGGCTAAAAGAATTTGTAAGGGCCAGCCAAAAAATTTGAATCCTATTTTGAAAGCCCATCCCATTAGTTTTAACCCTGCGGCAAATTTAGGAAACAATGCTCCTAATTTAAGAGAATATTTAATTATCTTATCCCACATTCCACCAGCCCCAACAAACGGAGCTAGCATTTTCCCGACTAGAGCAAATTTCATAAAAAACTTTCCAATCCATCCAAAAGCTTTCCCAATTCTCAATGCTTTAAATGCAATTTCAAAAGGAAGTAAATACTTTCTAATAATACCACCAATAATTCCAGCCGTTACTAATGCTAATCCTGCTAATAACCAATTATCAACTTTAGTACTTTTACCGAGTTTTATTAATTCTAATTTTTCTTGTCTCCTAAAGTAATTAACTATAAATTGAAGCATTTTATTTCTCTTTCTATCCGCTGGAGGAACCTTTGCCATAAATCCAAATAGTGAATCTTTTAAAAAATTGAAAGTAGATTTAAAGACATTCATAACAACATCGAAAACTTCTGCTAACTCTCCTAGTACTTCTCTCATATGACTACCGATTTTACTGAAAACATTTTTAACGGCAGTAATGATATGATCATGAGTAGCTTTCCATAAAGAAGCACCCAATCTTAATGTGGCTCCTAATATAGTTCTTTGTTTAGAAGCGGCATCAAACCAATCCTTTACACTTTCCTTAACATTATTAGCTAAATTTCCCCATGTAATTTGATTATTTTTAGTCTCATCAAAATATTGATTAGCATTAAATTTGATCATACTAAACAAACCCATAGTGGTTTGTTTTTCTTTTAACATTTTTTTCTTTGCTTCTTCTTGGAGAAGAATCATTCTTTCTTGTAACATAGATTCTTGTTTTAAAAGTTTTTGACGTTCTTCTCTTTCTTTCTTCACGTTAGCATCATTGGGTAACTTATCAGACATTCGCTTGATTACTTTAAGAATTTGCTCATTTGTTCTTGTATCAGTTGTTGCCATGTAGGTATTCCTTTACTTCTTTGAAGATTGGTTCATTCTCTTTTCTTCTTCTTGTAGTTCCTTTATTAATAGACTTACATAAATTGTTCTTTCGAAATCAGGTAACATATTACTTACATCTGGACTAATATTTATCTTCCTTGCTAGTATGTATTGTTCTTCAATAATTTGTTGTAAGGAAGTAGTCCACAACTTAATTAGGAAAAAAAATTGTTTTCTACCGGAACTATTGTATCTTGTTCGAAATCACATGCTCTGCATTTTACTTTATAAGTTAAATCTAATCCAAAGGATATCTCTTCAATTTTTTCTCTAATTTTATCGTATTCACTTGTAGGAATATTATCAATAAGATATACTTTATCAATCATATTAATATTTTCATCAATTCCATCTGGTGTTTCTACTTTATCTATAGCACAAGCATGAAAAAGAGTTTGCATTTCAGCCGAAGTTTGTAGATTACTTAGATTGGGTTTTAGAAAAGAAGGTTTTATTTCTTTTTGGTGTTTCCTTTTAACCCTTCTCAAATGAACCTTCACGTCATTAACAAGATCTACTGTTAAATCGGCTTCTTTATCAAGTTGTTTTATAGGCATTGAATTGAGATCAACTCTATTCAAAGATTGTGAATTGCATTTTGGACAAGTAAGAGTGAATTCAAGAACCTCACCTTTAGTTTTCTTTCTCATTTCCACTAGAAGAAAAAATCTATCTTCTAAATAGAGATCATCTGAATCAAACCCTTCTGTTAAAACACTAGATGATATCAAATCATCTAGTGCTTGTTCTTGAAGTAATAGATTTTTTTCTTTCTCATATGTTAAAAGCTTTTTTAGTTGTCCAGTATTTACTGGTTTAAAAGTTACCGTTTCTCCACTCCCAGGCAATTCACAACTAAACTCATAAACATTTATACGATCATAAAACTTTGGTTTATCTGACATCTTCTTTACCTCCTCACATTATATTTATATTTTTTATGTTGCTGGAATATAAGGTATACCCGATCCTCCAGTCTCGTTAAAACTAATTTCATGGTAGCTATAAGTAAATGTTACATCGAATGTAACTACTTCCGTAGAAGAGTAATCCATTGACATTTGAGCTACCTCTTTAGGCCAAGCATCATGTAAAGTAAATTCAAGTATTACTTCACCCTCATATCCAAGCATCTGTAACTTTTGATCTCTCATATGTACATCATGAGTTGTATAAAAGTTATTTGTGGGATCATGAATTAAATTACTCCACCTTTCGAATAACATACGTACCTTTGCTTTTAAGTCAACATTAAAAGTAATGGTAACATCAGTATATGTATGTTTTCCAGCAAACTTCCAATCAAAACCTTGCCAATTGATTGTTACCTCTTCCAATGCGGTTGAGGGCATTGTAGCAGTTTTAACTAAGAAAATTGTCTCCTGTTCTGTTAAAGGAGGATTTAACTGCGCTGGCCAGGACGGTTGATAGTAAAATAATGAAGTCTTTGCTCCATCTCCGAATCCTGCTTTAAATCCCTCAATGTTAAAATTCCGTATATCTGGCATATCTTTATCTCCTCTTTGTTAATTTACTTTAATAGGGGGATTGCTCCCCCTAATTATCTTTAACTAGGTGCTGTAGCGGCAACCAGTTCTGTAAAGCTTGCTCCAGTTTTGGTAGCAATAAGATTAAGTACAATAAATTCAGCCGCTCTTGTAGGCTTAATGTAGATATCACACCATAGCTCATTTCTATCAATTCTTTCTGGAGTATTATTTCTACCATCACATACAATCAGGTAGTCAAAAATTCCTCTTCTAGCTACAACATCTCTTAGAAATGGATCAATTAAGTTGATAATTTGTAGCCTAGTGAAAGTATCGTTAGGTTCAAATAAGAAGTACTTCAAAGCTGTAGAAATTGCTTTGGCTAGAATAATGAAAAGTCTTCTTACGTTAACTCTGTTAAATGCAGAGTTTTTATCTAGCATATTCTTTTGACCCCAAACTACTTTTCCTTGTCCTGCAAAACTTACAATCGGATTAATTCCATTCTTGTACATGATGTCTCTTTCACCTTGTACTGGATTCCAAGAAAGCTTTCTTACATTATTTAAAATTGCTCTATTCAATCCAGCAGGAGCAAACCAAGCTTCTGCTACATCATCTGTATTTGCATATACACCAGCTACTTGTCCAGAAGCAGGAATCCATCTATAAACGCTATTCCATTTATCATAGACATTTAACCAGTTACCATAAAGAGCAATATAACTAGAGTTAACATTAAATGATGGATATATAAGAGTAGGAGTAGCATCTAATTCTCCTATTCTCCAGTCTCTTAGATCTGTAGCTTCATTTCCTCTGTTATTTACGACTAGTGATTTAGGAACATCTGCTACTACAACCGCATCCTTTCTGTTTATACAAATATTCATCATATAAGTTTTAACAGTAGTGGATTTATTAGAGTCAATGAATATATTAACATCTACTATTTCTGGATCTGCATAAAGATCAATAGCATCTATAATATCTCCGTCTAAAACAGAGTCTCCGTTACTTCTAGCTCCTCCACCAAGAATAACATAATCAGTCATCCATACCCATTTCATACTTGAGTTTATAAATGCTGGTGAAGCGGCACTATTTACTGCTACTCTAATGTATCTTGACTGGTTATTGATTACATTTTCAACATACTGTGTTCCACCTTCATCATCAATAGCTAGAGGATCTGTACTTACCAAGAATGATTCTACTACTGAATAAGGAATTACTTTTTTATTTCTATCCATTTGTTGGGCGGCTTTAACTACAACGATAAATTCTTTGTCATCATCAAAAGCCAAGTCTACTTGATCGTTTACATCATCATACAAATCAGCGGATAAACCTAAAGTAGCCGTATCCGTT